TAGTACCTTGCTTGATATGCGTTAACATCGAATAGATTGCCCTCAGCAATATAGCCGCTGTAAGCCCGAACGTTTAGCCCTTGATAGTAAAGGTTATTTGCATACCAAACAGGCCAGAAACTAACAGGTGCAGTTAGTGAGCCATATACAGTGTAGTCTAAAAAGTCTTTAGCGGTAAACGATACGCTACCACGTACACCTAAGCCGCCATTTGGATCAACAGCACAAGGCGAAAATGACAAGGGCGATTCAGGTGAAAGGCATGGTATTGCGTCTATTCCATACGGCAAAGGTGATACATCAGAGCATAAGCGGATGGTGGTAGATACATCGATGTCAATCTCTACGTATTGAAAAGGTACTCTTGAATATTTCTTTCTTTCGTTGTTATACAGAGCCATGCGACATCATACTCCATTCAACACTGTACAAGTCACGGATGCCCATAAATGTTGGGTTAATGTCTGAGTCAGTTGCACCGAACCAAACGTCATCAGGGTATGCGTCAAGATTCCACGCAAGTACAAAAGGCGTTGTTTTAGCTTTTAGCAAGAAAGGGGTTAAGTATGTTTCAACCCACCCAGCGCTCAAATGCTTAAATGAAAACGTATTATTGTAGCCCTTTCTGATTGCCTCTCGTGCAATAATGTTACCGCCTGCTGTCATCGGTGTTGAATATGTTGTGCTATCTCCGAATCTATCAAAGCCACTAAAAAACGGCCTTTGCATTTGGAGCGCTATGCCTGCGTATATTGAACCCACTATTCTAGCAAGCCCAGTACCGCTACATGTAACACGTAACCGCCTAACACTAACAGATGATGACCTGTGAAACATGATAGGCTTGTTAGTTGTTGGCGTTTTACCTGTTGTAAAAGCAATGAATGGACCGACAAGCCCAGTGTCATATTCAACCCCAACGGTATAATCAGAACCGCTAAGGTTATGTGCTGCAATTGTCACAGTGTCTATGTCTGTACCATCACCTAAGACAAATGTTATTGCCCCGCCTGCGCCAAATCTCCAAGCCTGATATGTGTTAGGGATTAACGTATATGCTGGATTTGTGCCACTGTCAGCGGATACGGTTGATGTTAAAAGTAAGTTGTCATACAAAATACGCGCATGCGTAAGCGGGTAAGGTGGTGTTTCTGATGTGCCTGCATTAGCTGTAAATAGTGTAGGGGCTGGTATTACTGGCTCAGATACAGCGCTAACCAAAGACGCTAAATCATAAGACGGCACTGTCACCGCTGTGTAAACAGTAGGTAATGCTAAAACAGGTAGCCCGATTGATGTGAATAAAGTTGCAGCACCTAACACGCCAGCAGCGACAACAGATAACACAACAGGGCCAGATAAAATTGGCACAGAAACAAACGGCACAGTCACGGGCGCAGGTAAATCAGGTGTCGATATAGATGCTAGTCCACCAGCTAAATCATAACTAGGCACAACCTCTGGCGTGATAATAACAGGCGCGTAAATAGGCCAAGCTGGAGTAGGATTTAGGTGGTTACTGCTACCATCTACCGGTAATGCGTCGATATATACAGCAGTCATATTTAATCCGCTAGGTCATAAGGCGGGATAGCTACAGGTGTAAATACTGTAGGCGCAGTGATAGCGCTTGCAGATTCAGCCGTGACAGCAGTAGGTAAGACTAAAGTTGGCACTGTTTCAGCCGTTGCTAAACTAGGTAAATCAATAGTTGGTGGTGTAACTGGTGTTAGTGCCATGATAGTTCCTCTTTTTTGTATATTCTAACTGGTTTGACCACTTCTTTCTATTAATTAACTCTAATCTTAGTGCCACCATCCCCAATGTAATCATTAATAGTGCCGATTAATCCAGCAATACCGCCACGGCTAAAGTTGTCACCTGACAAATATACGTCAACGTTTTGAGTCTGTTGCTGTTGACCTGTGTTAGTAACCGGCATTCCACCGCTGAATGATTGGCTTGCACCGCTTGCGCTTGCACCACCTATTTTCTGCTTTGCAATGTTAGCCGCTTGAGCTAAACCAGCAGCAACAGCGGTAGCAGCAAACGCAGCACCAACAACAGGGTTACCGCCTGACACTTTTAAACCGCCGGCATAAGCCTCACTTGCACTTTCCCACGTATTAATCCCTACGTTAGCTAATGCAGCCGCCTTACCTATATTAAACAATGCCTTGCTGTTAGTGTTCATCAATGAAGCTAACCCGCTAAACATGCTTTGATAAGCTGATAATTTAGACTGTCTTTCTGATTCTATTACAGCGAGTCGTGCATCAGATGCCTTCTTTTCAATGTCAGTCATCTCTTGACCATGCTGCATTGCTCTTTCTCTTAAAAGCTGGTCATGCTCTGCTTGAAATTCTGCATCAGTTTGTAACTTTAATTGTAGTGCTTCTACATCAGCCTGAAATGCTGCTTGTTTTAATTCTGCCTCGGTCATCAAAGATGTGCGTATTGTTTCTAGTCTTTCTTCAAGCGATTTTCTTTCTTCTTCGGTTAATCCGACTGTGCTTGTACCACCGCCACTTCCAGCAGTAGCGGCCTCAGCCATTGCTTGTGATGCCTCTTGAGCTTTAGCAACAAAGGCGTCAATCTGCTCAGATGGTAACGGCTCTAAGGCCATGTTATTCATCTCGCTAAGCGCGTCTAATACACCTTCTTTTGCTTTAGTAGATATATCAGTAAACATTGCTGCAGCACTTGACGAGAATTTACCAAGTGTAGGAAGCGTCACTAACCCGATCGAATTAATGCTTTCAATCATTGAATTTACAGAATTAATTGCTGTGTTGATGAATTGCTCCATCCCGACAGTCATAACCCTGAAAACTTCCCAAAATACGACACCTATTGATCGTGCCGCAACTTCTAATCCTTTAAATATAATCTGGATGCCGTGCAAGCCATCAGCGAACACACCGACAACGGTTAGCGCTTTACTGAACACAGAATCTATTGAGTCTCCAAACCCGCCTGACTCCTTAGCCGCGTCTGTGAAGCTGTTAGCAATGCCTTCTATAATAGGGGATAACTTGACAGCAACTTTATTCAATAACCCACTAGTGACCTGACTAGAGCGGAACATGGCATCATTAGCTTGCTCAACTTTAGCGGTATCTAAACGAGACAATGCAACGCCCATTGCTTCTAGGTCTGCAACTGTTGGAGCTAAACCATCTTTCCCTAACTGCTCCATCATTTTAAGCATTCGCACACCGTCACGACCGAATAAATCCATCGCTATTGATGCTTTAATGCTTGCGTTATCAACGCCTTGCATGGCTTGAGATATTCTAACTAGCTGCTCATCAGCAGGTAAGTTAATCATATCTTTTGCAGCAATGCCGATTTCAGTCAATGCAGCTTCAGCTTGTCCACCCTTTCGAGCGACTTCACCTATTCTACGCTGCATCCTTTCTAGGTTAACAGATAGTTGAGCAGCGCCCGTACCAGTTAATTCGGCTACGTGTTGCAGTGCTTGGAGTTGTTTTTGTTGAACGCCTAGCGCGTCTGATGTTTTAGCTAATGCGTCAAGTTGTTGCATTTGGCTTTTTATCATTGCAGTACCAACAGCTAGAGCCGCAGCAGCTCCGACTGTTGCCCATCGCTGATAGGATAGTGAAGATTCTCTGACTTTCGCAGCGGTGGAAGTTACGCGAGAACCTACCGTTTTCATTGCAGCATTAAACCCTGCAATGTCAGCAGATACCTTTACTTTTATTCCACCAATATCAGCCATTAAATAAACTCTCCGCTATCATGCATTTTCACTAAATCATCTACATCGTCTTGAGTCATACTGCCATACATAACAGGCTGTCGTTTAGCATCTAAATAAACATATACCTCTGATGGTGTCATCTGCCAAAAGTCTGACGGGCTGCAACCATTTTGTATGCATAGTTTATAAAGATGCTCCCATGTTACGGGGTCAACGTCACCCTGTTCGACGGCTTGCGCGGCTTTGGGTCTTTCTTTTCACCCTCATCTGCTTGAGGGATGAATAATCCAAGTAATGAGCCAATCATAGTCGATATTTCAATGGAACTACCACCACCGAAAAGCTCACCATAGACGTCATCAAGTTCAACATCTCGACAGCCTGCGCGTTTAATCATAAACTCGAAGAACTCGGCCATTTGCCCCAATGGAGGCATCTCGCCTTTTTCAACGGCTTTATTAATTTTCAGCATAAGCACAATGGGGTGCATTCCAATGTGCTTTTCTAAGTCTACAGCCATACGGGTATTAACCGTCAAGCTGTATGACTTGCCCATGTATTCTAATTCGATTTCAGACTTAGCGAATTTGAACCCCATAATTAAACGCCTGCAACAAATACAACTTCACCAGATGAAGCAAGGGCCGCATCAAATGTGTATTTATCACCGCTATCACCTGTATCTGAATACTCACCAAACTGGAAGTCACCTGTAACAGTGCTACCATCAGGGTAAGTAAGAACGCAAGCGTATAACTGGCTAACATTCTGAACTACTGACATAAGCAAGCTAAGATTCTCAACTACGCCACTGAATGATAACTTAACTGACTTAACGCCTGCTTCAGCTAGTATTGTAGTCCATCCGTTGCTAGTGTCGCTAGTAGCATCTACAGCGCCATTGGACATAGCCAAGCCTTTGGTCATAATTGGTAGTGAACCAACGCCGCCAATTGTTAGGGTAACTTTGCGCCCTGTAAAACCTTTTCCTGCTGCCATTTTTTTAAGCCTCTTTGTTTTGTAAAATAATTCTAAACCGCTGTACACCGTGAAGGGTTATACC